TATATACACCTCTTTCAAATTAAAAGAGGGCCACTATATGTAGCCCTCATATAAAACGTTATTTCTTTAATAGTGCGTCAACCTTGCTTTGTACTAATTCCAACAAACCTGAAATAGTACTATTGCCACCGTCTCGCATATTTTCCAATATCGAAAGGAATTCGACGGAGCCAAGATATAGCCACACCAAATTGACTGCAAACGCATAATTGCCTGCCATAAAATCAAAGCACCATGCACCGGCAGTAGCCAGGCAATATGTTAATACCTTTGTAACAAAAGGCTTTCTCATGTGCTTAGATGAGATTAAACCTTTACTCCATGCAGCAGGAATTGCAATATACTTATCAGAACCACTAATATTGTCAGGACTAGCACCTAAATCTATTAGCATTTGGTAACTAATGGCTGCCCATTTAGTGATTAAGTCTAAAAAGACAAGTAATATAAATATACCTAAAACTTGTACATGTTTAAGACCTAACATATAAATGCCGACTTCTGCTATTACCGCTAATAAAGCCTTGATTGCAAATGACTCAGTAAGTGTTTGCCATGCCTCGTATAGAAAACTAATCACTTCTTGCATTGCGTTCACCTATTATAAGTGATCTAATATAATACCAGTGTTGATATATCTATGTGTTGTTTCGTCCCATGTTAACTCAGAGGCATCATGGAATTCGACTTGTCTAGTACCATATTCAACAGTGCCAATAATAAACACTTGATTATTTTGCCAACCGCTACCAGTTTTGAAGGAGATATTTTTAGGTTCTCTTACAATGATAATTTTTCCTTTCAAGTCGTCGGCACCTAAATCAAGGCTGTATGTATTCAAGAATAACACACGTGGGGTAGCGGAGTAAATTTCGATAGTATCGATATCGCTTTTATTCCACTTACCAAAGAAATTAAACTCAGGCTCGCTTAGATAAAAACTAGAGTTATTGTTACCAGTATAATTCGTAGCATTAATAACCACTTTACGGCCATAGAGTTTGAATTTCAAACCATTTTCTTCGAACGTATCATCTGCAGGAGTAGCATGTTCATCGGCAACACCTTTTATTGCACCATCGCTTACTTTACTCCCTGTGAAGTTGTGATATGTCAAATGTACATCATCATCGCCAAGTGGTTCGATTGAAACGGATCCAGTACCATTTTCGCCAATTTCGAACCGAGTTTCCATGCCTACCACTTTAACGAAATAATGAGGCTCACCCTCTACCGTTACAAGGCGTTGGCCTCTTAATACATTGGGTACTGTTAACGGTTTAAATTCAGTGCGTGGGAATGCTTTACCTAAATTAGAAATAACTGCAGCCAATACATCACTAATTGCAGCAGATTTACACCATACGTTGCCATTCAACAACATTGTGCGTGCCTCATCTGCAACGGCACCAGCTTTTAAACTATCCAACCATTGTTGTTGAGTGCCTGTAAAGCCATTTAATTGTGCAATATCATATGCACTTAAACCGTCAGCACCATTACGACCGTCTTGGCCATTTTCGCCTTTAATACCTGGAATGCTTACATTTACATTTAATGGTTTTTCGCCTAATGTAACCAAAATTTCTTGAAGTGTTTTTGTTTCTGCCATGATAAATTGCTCCTTTTAATTAATGCATAGATACATCATGAATAATAGTAATGTCCCCCATAATCAACTTATGAGAGACATTATTTTGAATAAGAAAAACATCATATACGGCTTTAGTGTATATCTTGTTAATCTCTAATGTTTTAGCTTTTGAGATAGTAACGAATATAGTTTTCTTGTCTATTACTGTCTCAGCCTCACAAAGTAATTTACCTTGCTTAGTACGTACCTTACATATTGCATTTGCTAGGCTTATATCAATATCATCTGTTATTGTATAAGCCCTCCTATAATCTTCACCAATATGTAATGTCTCATTTACTCGTTTAACTAGATCCATATATACACCCCTTACCAGAATGAAACGATAAGTAAATCAGCCTCACCGTAATAGCCAAATTGACCTGAATTGTAGAAATAATAAAAATAACCCTCTTTAGTTATTCCACAACCCTTGAACCATTTACTTCTATTATTTGCACTTTCCGCACTATTACGAGGATAGCCACGGCCAAACGAAAAAGTGCCACCGGCAGGAGCATCGCCATTAGGGTAGAATACACGGTTTTGCAACGGCTCGCCATGTATCCAGTGTCCGTTCTCTAAATCGTCCATTCTACCACCGCCTGGCTTGTTATTCCAGTACATAGAATAGCGAATATTAAAATCGTGAATTTTATTCATATCGTCATCATCAAAATATCTGCCACCAATAGCATATGTTGCATCGTCTTTCATTTTGAGATTTGTTAAATAATATAAACATCGTTCGAAATTATACCCATTAGGCAAGTTGATTTTCTGTCCACTCACTACATGTATACTCATGAAATTAGTGTTCTTTAACGGTTCACCATTAGCATATACGCTGTTGGCGTCAATTCTTGAACCAGTAATATTTACACCTCTAATATTGCCGTCAGCATCAACGCTAAACGTATTAGACGCATTTTTGATAACTGTACCAGTAATGGTGCCGCCTCTTAAATCACCAATATTGGCCGTGATAGATGATAAGCTATCGACTTGCATTTTGTCAGCAGTAACCGAACCGGCTTGCAACATACCTTTTGTAATGATGTTATTTTCAAATAATGCATCGCCAGTAACATGTAATAATTTACCATCGATACGTGTACCTGCTGGGCTTAGATTGATACGGCTTACAAGTGCAGCACCGTCAAGGCTGTTGAGTGCATTATTTACTTTTAACTCAATGCCATTTGAGATTTGAGTTATTTGCGAACCTAAATTTGTATTTAGATCACTAATGCTATGTTGGAACGCATTGGCTTGGTCGATAAGTTTGCTTTCAAAGCCATCAACGCTAGTTTTGACTGTTCCGACTTCATTTTTTAAAGCCTTTACTGCTTTATCCATATCAGATATGCCAAGATCTTCCATATCTAGCAATTTACTATCGATTTTAGCCTTAACTGCAACATTTGTTGCATCGGTTCTTGGCCCCTCACCAAAGATATCGACATAAGCAACGCTAACAGAATATACACCGGCCTCGATAGGAATACTCATTGCGTTAGTAGATGTGAAATATACAGTATTATCGACATAGACATTGGCACCTTTGCAGCCAGTCGGAATGCTTTCAAATACCACTCCGATACCGCTAATAGTACCGGTTAATTTGACATTCGTTGGTTTAGGCGGAATTGGTACGTTATATGTAACCTCAGCCGGTGCACCATAGCCTTTTGATGGGTTATGTGCATATAAATAGACTTTGCCACTACGTTCACGCAGCATACCACTATAAGTAGTGTTATTACTTTTACCAATCAGACCATCGGTTTGACCTGTTCGTGTATCTAAACGCAATTCATAGAAATCGACGTCAGCGTTACGAACTTCAAGCCAGTTGAAATTGGCCTTATCACTAAACGTAATAGAAAAGCCTTGCGGTGCATTTGGAACTTCCGTTTTCATAGCTACTGTAATGGACTTTGTAACACCTTGCGAAGTGTTTCCATGTACGTCCTTGACGATAGCTTTCACTTCGTAAGTATGTCCAAGTTCGCAACCACTAATAGATATTTGGCCGTTGCCATTGCCGCCATATTTCCATTTTGCATTGCCCTCACGGTACCACAATTCAACCGTATCAAAACTATTGATTTGAGGTACATCAAATTGAGCTACTACATCAAAGGATAATACACCGTTACCAATTTCATAATACTTAGTGAATAACGTTAAATTATCAACTTCTGGGATATAGTAAGGAACGATTTTATAAGTGTATTCTTGCACCTCATCAAGTCCCTGTTCATTACTACCGAACAGATTTAACGAAGTGAACTTGAGATATACTGTCTTATTTATATCTTCCTTACGATAAGGGTAACGGAATAAAGCCTCGTCAACTCTGACAAACCTTTCATTTGCATTATGGTTAATAGCATTAGTGCCGTACTGTCCACGAACTAAGCCTTTTAATGTATACCAGTTATCATGATGAGTTTCTACTGTTTCATAACTCAATGCCTCGCCATTTATCCAACACAACGTATTGGCACGTTCAGCATCGATATGTGTTACAGTTTTCAACACACCTTGATTGAGTACTACATCGCATACATTGGCAGACTTATCAAACGCATTTTTTGTTCTGCCCATTCTAGCTTGTTGAGTGATGGATCCTATACGACGATAGTTTTCGCCTGTATCGGATACCCATACGGAGCAACCACCCCAACCGCTAGGAGCATTAACCCCAACGAATACCTGATTGCCACCAACATCGCCAACGGTTTGGAATATAGCAACATCATTTACGCTCGGTGCAGCTTGGTTATAATCAATAAAAGGTCGTTCGTTTTCATGCACATTGTACTTGGCAGGAGCATATGTCCCTGGCGGTTTACCCTCGGCAGTTATTTCTAACTGTCCGTCTGCTGCCTCAGATACAGATGTTATAACGACAATTTGATTATTTAAGCCACATAATTCGTCGGTTAATGTAACAAGGTCGCCTGGCTCCAATCTACAGAACGCCCAATCTAAAAGGAATGTATATTGGTTTTTTGCGTATAGCCGTTTCATGGCTAATTGCTCCGCATAGTATTGTGCCCTAGCCTTAGTATATAGATAATGTGCAGACTTCTTGGAGGCTGGCTTTAAACCATTTTTTTGCACATCGGCTACAACCTCAAAAGCGACTGTTTCCTTTTCATAACTATTTGCACGATTAATGAATTCAACCGTAGCTTGGTTATAACTTTCCGAACTGTCCTTTCTCTTATATACAACTAACTGTCCATCGCTAGACGGAATAAGATCATCTGCATTTAGGTTATATTGTATTTGATTGTAAGGCGTCCATGTTCCTATAGGCTTATCGGCTAATGGTACGATTTTAAGACGGTCTGTAGACCAAAAGACCAAACTATTTGTAATTTCTGCTATATCATTAATTACAGTTTGAGCCTTTGTGCTTTTACTATCTGGAGGTGTACTAATAAGAATATCAGCTGCCTTGCAATATTCCCTGTAGTGTTCCAGACCGTCAATATTAACATTATCAATACCGATAGACTTTAACACATGCACGATATAATCGGCAGGGTTAACGTCTACACCGTCGCCAGTTTCTAGGAGCTTGCCTTTTATTTCAAAGTTGTATTGAGGTAAACTTCCTCGTTCGCCTAAATCAACCACACCGGCCATATATGCCAGACCACTATAAGGCAATGCCTTATCCGGATGCTTAGATAAAACATAAGGCCACGGAGCTTGCCCATAATCACCTTTATAGGCAGTAAGTTCAATCTTTTCATTAGGATAATCGTATATTTCCTTATCTCGCCATACTTTACCTATACCCTGTATAGGGCCCTCACATAAGCCAATCGCACATGCGACTGTGTATGTGTAGGTTATTTCAGTATGCTTTGAGCCGCCACCTTTACCAGTTCGTGTTGTTGTTTTATGTTCGTGAGGGGTGAAATCATCATAATAAATAATGTTGCCACTCAATCGTGTAGTGCCAAGTACTTCTGGAACCACTTCGCCGTATGATGCCGTATTGATTTGAAAATCGCCTATCATATCAGCTCGATTTGTAGTGTTATGCCCTCGACTAAATAGAAAGCCCATTATTTGCCCCCTTTCCTAAACCTATACACCGCACGTAAGCGACTTTTGCCCTTAGCGTCATAGAATAATACATCGTCAATAGATGAATAGATAACGCCAAGATCAACAAACGCATGCACGACTAAATTATTACCAACATAAACGGCACCATGAGAAATACAGCGACCATATTGATATAGTAGAAAATCACCGATGCGAATATCATCAATAGGAACCTCGTCAGCTACTTTTTGAACGTACTTTAGGTACTTTTCCTCTGAACGATGTAGATGCCATTCATTCGAATAATTCTCTATATTAAGTGCATCACGTTTCATGAGGCCACTATCGACCAGTGCAGCAACCAACAAATAGGAGCAATCGACGCCAACACCATGAACCATAGTATTATTTTGATACGGTGTGCCTATCCACTTTTTTGCAGCCTCGGCAATCATCTCACCTGTTGTCAATTTCATCGTATTGTCTCCTTTAACGGAACATAAGGAGTTGCCCTGTTCCTACTAAAATTATTGAACTTAGTCTTGCAAGTTGTAGGTGTTTTGTCGCACCCTGGATAGATATATGCCACATCGCCAACACGAGGTGCAGTATTGGTCGCACTCATATAAACGATTGTATTCGTAGCGCTATCCATAATTTGAGTTGCTTGTCCACTTAATGGACCGCTTATCCATTCCATACCACCGGCAGTGTAATAGCCCTTTTCAAAACTCGTGTCAATCTGCACGGTATTGGTACCAGTAACCGCCGTTACAGTAACACGCTTACGATACTTCGTAATATCAACGCCACACTCTTTGGAATATACGGAGTATGGACATTGTGGATAATATCGTCTGTTAGGGTATTCAATATTGAGCCTTTGGACTACTGATTTTGCATTAATTTTCAATGCAAAGCCACCGCCCTGTGTTACTTCACAAATACCCTTGAACAGATCAATACATTCGATAACGTTTCCATTATCACCAAAGAAAGCACGTCTCAAATTTAAAGTCGCATCGTCTAAACCACCATTATGTGCAACAGTTAAAACAGGAACACCACCTATTTGGTCGGACTGATTAGCAGTTATGGTAACGTTTAATTTATCAACACTAACAGTACTGCTTGTTGCAATCTTTTCACGTACAATAATTGGCCCATCGCCTTTGTATGTGTTTCCGCCATAGCTAACATCGATGTCAGTGTCCGCCCAGTAGTAAGAAATGCCACTTTTGAGTTTAAGTTCATATAAGTCGCACGATACAAACGTCTGAGATGAGCTTAAATGAACGCTTAAAGCCTCGCTAACCTGTTTCATTTATAATCACCTCACCGTAACCAATTTAAACGATTTAGACTTAAATATGTCTTTAAAAACTGCCTCATCAGTGTAATCACCACTGAACATGACTTTCCAATAATATGTGTAGTCAGCAGTAATAATGGCAGTTGGTGCCACACTTACCCCTGGTGCTAATCTAATAACGCCCTTATCGGATACCGCACTTACTGTGGAACCATTAGCGTATAATTTAAGGTTTTCAATATGTGCGACTGGTTCTCTAAAATCACCATACAAGCGAACTGCTTGCCATTCATTCTGAGCCCCAGTACCTAAACGAATACCCTTTTCTTGATAGTCCTCTGGATCCAACCATAAGAATGGAACTGTACCACCCTTTACAGATGCATAAAAGCCCATAAGACGCTTATGTTCTTCTGGGCTTAAAATTGCAAATTCTGTTGTAATAGTATATTGAGGATATTGCCAAGTAGTCATAGTTCGCACTCGGCCACTCCCTGTACGTTTTATCTTAGTATCCCATTTTTGAGCCTTTGTAGACTTCCACGCAAGGGTTCTAATGTCAGGAAATTTCAATAAATCAGCCATTACCATGTACCCTCCGTAGCTACGAATTCCCTATTTTGATTAACTAAAAACTGACGCAAGGAACGTCCTGCCGAATTCTCCAACCAATCACCAAACGAATGAGCGTCCATAGCGGATACGTTGAACGTAATGCCACCAGTAGCACCACCACCGGCACGTGCTATGCCTGCACCCATTTCATCGTATGTGCTTTCACTAAGAGGTAAAACGGCCTCTTTGTACTTACCCTCGCCAATCTCAGCATAAGTTGAACCATAAGCAACACCACCATTCGCCATCTTAGGCAATTCTAATCGGCCACTACTTAGAGATGAAAAACTAGTTGCACCATTCGCAAGGGATAATGCACTACCGGCTGCAGTATTAGCAGACCATGCAGCATTGCCAGCGATAGCACTAGCACCAAATGTGGCCATACTAACTTGTTGAGCCAATGCAGCCCATGCCGGATATTGAGCATTAGCTGTAGCAATACCGGTTGCAGCCTCCTGACTTTGTATCATTTTACTGAATACGGCTTTTTTAACCATAGCCGCTATCCAACTTGCAATGAAATCTGCAACAGTCTTTAAAATAGCTTTACCAATATTTTGAATGGCACTCATTAAAGTAGTAGTGCCTTGAATAAGACCTGAAATGCCACTCTGCATGCTGTCTATGCCAGCATTTAAAGCGTCAATTAATAGTTGCTGTCCATTCCAATGAGCATCGACTGTGGCTTGTTTCCATTCTTCAAGGAGCTGTTTTTTTGAGTCATAGTGCTGTTGCTCTGCAATATATTCATCACTTAATGCAGCTTGTAACGCATCGAAGTTCTGTGTTCGCATAGCCTCATCAATAGCATATTTCTCGTTTGCCAAATCGGTATGTTGTTGCAAAGCTTTTTTTGCATACTCATCTTGTACCGCTAACAACTCCTCGTTTTTCCTTTGCTCGTAGGAGATTTGTCCGTCGGCACTCATTTCGAATTCAACACCTCGTTGTTTTAATAGATCAATATGATGTTGTTGCTCCATTTTGTCCATTTTCATGAACTTATCGACCATTTCTGCATAACGGTCCTCAATTTCATCTATGGCATTGGCATAGTCATTTGCTAACTGCACGGCAGGAGATACATTCCCTGTACTATCTTTACTAGCAGTTTTAAATGAAAAATCTTGTTGCATATCACGAATGCCAGTTTCGATGGCACGTAGTTTTTCCATTTCTTCTTGCTTAGCCTTGATACGCTTATCTGCATAGACTTCATCAAGGTTTTTGAGGTCCTCTTGATAATTAGCATTAGCCGCTTTTGACTTATCTAGTTCCTCACGTTCCTTTTTGTATTGAAGTTCGATTAACTCTACTTGGTTGCCTTGCATTTCAAGGAAAGATTGCAAGATTTTTTCATGGACTTCTTTGGCCTCTTTCGCAAGATCTTCACCCTTGCCGCCTTTACCGCCACCAGAACCACCGGAACCGCCTGAGCCACCAGAACCGCCACCGCCGTCAGTTTCACCACCAAAACCACCTGTTTCGATGTCTCCCCCACCAGATAGACCTGATGTTATTTGGCCCATAATATCACCGGCAGTGTTAACAATATCTTGTGCAGTATCAGCCGAAATGGTGTCTACTTGTTGAATGGCAGTAAATGTACCGCCAAAGAATTTAGCCACTTTATCGCCTACGCTATTAAGCTTAGCGATTAACCCATTTAAAGCCTCGATGATTTTATTTACACCCCAAACTGCAGTATGTACGATTGTCGAGAATACTGAGCTTAGAGTACTGCCAAAACCATTGCCAGCTGCAGCCGCAGTTGCGAATACAGTAACCAATGTTACAAGTACTGAAATCAATAAGCCTACTGGGTTAGCCCTCATAACTAAATTGACAACTTTTTGAGCAGCCGCTGCAGCTAACGCACCACTTCTTGCGGCCATGAACGCAGCTTTTACACCTGCCAAAACCGCAGCCAAGAAAGCGGATGCTGTAGCACCGGCCGCCATTGCAGCCCTTAATACTGTCATAGCTATCGCATGTGCTTTTGTTGCAGCAGATGATGCTAATTCGGCAGCTTTTAATGCAACGGTTTTAATAGTAAGTGCAGCTGCCTGTGTTCCGCATAGCATTAACGCAGCTTTATATGCAAGAAAAGCAGTTGTAACACCTACAACGGCAACCCTAACGGCTGGCATCGATGTGGTAAATATTCCAACAAAACTTGTTACAACGTTCTTAATCACACCAATCGTAACACTTAATGCTGAAAACGCACCTTTGATAATAGCTATTGCAACTTGTGCAGCTGCAGCCACTACCTTGAACGAAAACGCCAACTCATTAAGAGCACCGGCCAATAAATCAGAACTTGCCATTGAGCCAATTTGTTCCATTACTGGTTGAAATGCGGTAATAAGATCATTCTGTAATTGAGTGCCAATATCTTGGAATGTCAAAGGAATTTCTGCGAACTTAGCATTTGTTTCTTCCGCACTATTAAATAATGCAGATTTGATAATATCCGCAGTGATAAGCCCTTGTGAGCTCATTTCTTTTAATTGACCTACAGTCAACCCCATTTCACTTGCAATAGATTGTGCTAACATAGGAGCATTTTCCATAATGGAATGGAATTCGTCGCCTTGTAGCTTACCGGCCGCCATAGCTTGTGTTAATTGGTACATAGCGGATGAAGTTTCTTCCACACTTGCACCGGCAATCTTAAATTGCTTATTCAACTGTTCCACAAAATAGATAGCCTCATCATTTGAGTTGAAAGCATCCTTTGCAAGCATATTCAACTTCGCAACACTATCAGCCATATCGAGGTAACTACCACGAGAACGGTTAGCCGCTTGATATACCTTATCCATAATTTCGGCAGTACTTTGTGTACCGTCATTGATAAGGTTAATACGAGCACGTAATTGTGTTAGTTGGTCGGTGGTTTTAATCGCACTTACGGCCATATCTTTTAACGCTCTGCCGGCTGCCTCAATACCAATAGCGGCACCTGCAAATGCAGCACCACTTTTGGCTGCGTTCATAAGCCCTGGAATTTCGACGCCAAAGACCTTTTGAGCCTTAGCCTTAACATTATCAAGACTATCTGAGATGCTTTTACCTAGCGACTGTTCGGCTTTCTTTGCCACACGGTCGAGTGCCTGTTCAGCACTATTGGATGAGCCAACAATTTTGACATTTATTTGTGTATCGGCCATAGATCTATAACTCACCTCCTGCCTGTCTGAATTCTTCCATGAATAACTTTTCTTCAGTTTTGCGTTTAGCGGCAGACATAGGATGTAATTGTTTCATAATGTCTTCGACACGCAACTTTCTGTTGCCAGTAATATGCACGTTTGTCATTAGACACGCAAAATACGCCTGTCTGCGGTCCTCTATTTCCGTTCTTAATTCATAGCCCTCGGCAAGTTTGTAATATTCCATAGGACTCAAATTCATGAATTCCCACGGCTTAAGATTAAGCGGACCATACGCCATACGCTCTGCCTTAGTTATCCAAATACTAAAAGAGGGGGCTGTATAGCCCCCCTCTAGTTTTTTGTGTCTGCCTCAGCCTCAACTTCGGAGTGTGCTTGCTCGTCAGCCTCTTCTGGGAATAATGCATAGTATGCAGCCTTACCAAATACACCACTGCCAATAAGGGCTTGCACAATTAACTGTACAAGATCACTATATTGGACTGTACCCTCGTCAAAGAGTTCTTGAAGTTTATCTTGGTAATAAATGTAATCACGCTTTTTGCCGTGTTGTTTCATACCTACAACGAAAGCAGTAATAAGCTGATTAAATGTCATTGTGCCACTTTGCACGGCTTTAAAAATAGGTTCACCCCATAGCTGTTCTAATTCGGCAATACGACCAATGTTGAAAAAGATAGTTTCGCCAGTAGCGAAAAGATCACAATTAATTTTTTTCATCTTGCACACTCCTTAATTAATTAGGGTTTTTTCAATTCAGACAAAGGACCTACACCGTTCAAGCTGCCTTTGTATGTAGCCACATCATCATGTGGAGTGTTCAAGGACAATTCTGTAACGGATGCAATACCAGTCATGTAAGATTTGTCAGGATATTCAAATTTAAGATGAACATATTCGCCATCTAAAAACGCTTTTTCAAGTAATGTCAAACTTTCTTCGTTAGGCATGAGCAATGTTTCCAGGTCAATGGACCACTCTTTAAGACCTGCGATTGTAGACTTCCAACCGCCAGAACCTTTATGAGATGCGTCGATGCTATCTGCTTTACGAGATACATCACCGGAACGTTGACCACCTAATAAAAGCCATTTAGCACCTGTTGTTTCGTCGGTGCCAGTGTTTAAATAAATAAGATAATTTTTACCGGCAGTAGGCATTGCAGCCTGTTGCGGTTTATAAAGTTTTGTTACTGTAGCTGGTTGATCTGGCATTAGTAGATACCTCCGTTTGTTTCTTCTTTTAAATCGATAAGGCGAACCATAAAACGATATTGCGTACCTATTAAAGGCCGTACACTATCATGGTCGCCAACTTTATTTGTACATACTAAATCTATAATTTGATAGCCATTAGACTGCAATATGCATGCGTCTTCGTCTAATTCACCACATCGCTTGCGTAGATCATTAATAATTGCCTCGAACTTATCCTCGAAATTAGCAATAACTTCGTAACCAACTTCCAAATCTGGGTCGTCATTACGTCCCCAAACCTCGATATATAGTTCTTGCTCTAACCAAGACTGAATGGAATTATCGCCCCTCGTAGTTTCCCCACGAATAACCATAATAACGCCATTCTCGTCAATCTTTGCTGCTTGTGGTCGCATAGCACCTAGCATGACATTAAATGCAGCACCGCTATTTTCGATAATAGATTTAATATGTTGCATTAATTCTAGCCACATATTACCCCCTGTATATTTCAACCGTACGATAGCGAGCATACTTCTTCGCATCGCCTGTCAAATCTTCCGGAGTTATCTGCTTTTCTAAAATTTTAATGCGTTCGTCGAGATACAGTAATTTCTTACTGTAGAAATCATCTGTCGAACCGTCCCTAGTATAAGCACCTGGCAATGCATAAGCCTTATCAAAGCATACGAAACGATATGTATATAGTTGCACAAGCTCATCTGCTAGATAGCTCCTAATAACATCGTTCTGTGTAACTCCTAACCGCTTAGCGAATGCATATAAACCTTGCTCGGCACGTTCGACATGTTGTGGCAGTACCTCTTTGCCTAATAGCTCATCGGTGAACTGCATTTCCGTGTAGTCGTATAACATTGAGCCCCCTATAATCGAATTTTAATTTCACGTTCTGCCTTTCCAAGCCAATCGCTGCCGCTTATATCTTCAAGTGCCATATTCGTAGCCCTTGCGAATGTAGCATATACATCGCCACGTTTACGATTAATAGCGTCATATAAGAATGGATCAGATTTAGTGCCTGGATGGTGAACCTCTTTAGAAAATATAAAACCATTACCGGCCATAGGTGCCCATCGCAAAACGCTTTTTGTCTTAGGACGTATAATGTGAGGTCTTGTACCCTCATGGACAAACACCCCATAAGGTGCAGCCTTATCATCAAGATATACAACCCCTACATTATTGCCATTATCAAAGTCGAAACGTGTATCGATAGAACGTTCTAACTGAGATGTCCTAGATATAAATTTATGTCTTGCTTGTGCCTCATCTTGCACCATAAAGGTGCTCGATTTAACGGCCTGTCTCAACCGTCGCTCGAACACCTCAGCAGGTAACATGATTACGCCTCAGCTTTCTTACGGCCACCACGTTTTGGATTTTCTTCGTCCTCAGCTGTTTCAGTATCGTATACTTCCTCAACCGCAAAGCCCTCGGACATTAAGCGTTCAATATCGTATTGTGTTTCTACGTATTGAACTTCATTTAACCGCACAAGTCTCGTCATTTAAAAACACCCCTTAATTATGCACCAGTATTAACTCGAATTGCTGCAAAGCGGTTTTTAGGGATCCACAAATCATGATATTTGCGGTAATCGATTTTCCACGCATCCGCCTTTTGGTTAATATCAGGAGTGAATACACGTACTTTGTCAGTTTTAGACACAGCGATTGGTGCTCTTTGAGGCATGATGATCCAGTTAATATCTTTTGCAGCTGTATCAGCTTTAAAGCCACCGGCCTCTTGGCTTGCAGTTTTACCGTCATTAAATACGTATTGTGTTTTTAAGCACGCAGATGGAGCAGTGAGGATAGGTAAACCATTGAAAGATTTTACATTTGTGTTTACTGCACCATTTTGGAATGTAGTAACATCAAGGAATTTGCTAAACTTATCGGAATTATTTAACATTGTGCGTAATTTAGTAGACATCACAACAATTAAAGGTTCGTTTTCGCCTACTACGTCCAAAATGTCTGTAATTTCTTCCTCTAATTTCTCCAAGATAGTTGTTGCTGTTGGAGTAAATCCAGTTGTAACCTTGTTTTCTGCAGTTGCTAACGCAGCAATTTTAGAATAACGATAGGAGTCAATTTCAGGAATAACTTGTGTACGTTGGAATTCGCCCATTACAGTGCCGGCAGTTGCAACGAAGTTAGTTTCGTTAACGTCCATGGAGTCAAGTTGGAATGTACGGCCACGGTCTTGAGTCATTTTGTAAGGGTTAAATTTCAAAGTAACGGAACCTTGATTGAAGCCCTCATCTCGGTCGTATTTAGCAAGACCTTGCATGCTAATTTCAGGAATATGCACAGTATCGCCACCGTCATACTTAACTTGGCCTGCATTAGCCTCCATAAAAGCAGTTGTTGCACCTGCCAACATTTGAGCGTCAAGTACAGTTTGGAACTGTTGAGAATATTGAAGTGTGTTAATCGCCATTGTTAATGACCTCCATAATTAAATAATTAAAGTTTTACACCTGCGGCTGCTGCGAATTCATTCAAGACGGTATCGCCACCGCTACCTGTGCCACCTTGTCCACTACCAGTGCTGCCAGTAGACTTTACTGCCCATGCTTTGCCTTGTAGCCATTCATTGGTACGGTCTTGGATAGTTCCGACGGTGCCGTCCTCTTTTAAATAGCCATAAGTGCCATCGTCTTGAACTTTAATATCATTGGCAACCAATCTTGCAAACTCTTGCGGATCTACCGCATTTGCCTTAGTAAAGGCATCAAGTGTCTGTGCCATAATCTCAGATTGAATACGCTTTGTTTCAGCCTCTTTTGCCTTAGTTTCAGCAAGTTCGAACTTTTCACTCATAGCTTTTAATTGCTTTTCGAGTGCTTTATATTCCGGAGAATTAGAACCAGTATTGGCCCCTGCCAACTGCTCCAATTCGGTAACACGATTAGTTAACGTATCACGTTCACCGGTTAACTCCGTGATTTGTTGTTGTAGCTTTTCACGTGTTGTCTTAGCCTCATTATTAAGACGAGACGTCTCCCCCTTAATAGCGGTGATAAGATCTTGACCGTTCTCCAACTGTTCGAGTGCTTGATAAACTTCTGCGATGTTCATGTTGTAACCTCCGTATATAACATGAGAAAAATATATGTAATAGGCCTCCGCCTAATTACACCAATAAAAATACGCCCAATCATCACACATGAAAGGGCGTAAACAAAAAGCACATACATAATTGTATGTGCTTAAAATTTATATTGTTTTCTAATTTCGTCTAACTCAGCTTGTAATTCTTCGCTTATCTCCATTGAAGTATCTGGATCTCTATTAATAGGTTCATTTTTATACTGACTATCATCAATAATCATCATCGGAACTTTATTTTTCTTCATATTCGAACACCCCCTCTTTAACTAAAAATTTAATAACCTCAGCCATTACTTTTGCTGTAGTGTTATATTTCTTGAGTTTATTATACATAGTATCTGTATACTTTACAACCTCTTGAACGTTAACATTTCTGTTAATATTTTTGATTTGATATACATTCCCTAAACTGTCCACCAATACGGCACTATGTACACATTTATTTATTAAATAGTTTTTTATGTCAGTAACAGAAAAAGTAATATTTTTAGGGTGATTGTGTATTACTACATATCGATTTGTAGGCGTTTTATCATTGTTAGGATAATAAACGCCTACATTGTTAGAGCCTATTTTTCCTATATTTTCTTTACCAACTTTTTTAGTTGCTAGATCAATCATTATGCCACGTTCTCGATTATAACCGTTTGCAGAATTTAAGCATGCTATACATTCTGAATGTATTAGTCTAGTTATATTCTTTGAATAGCCTAATTCGTTATATTTATCACGATACGCCTTATTGTTTATAACTTTTGTATCAATAATATAATCAGAATTTATGTTATCGCCCTTTGGAGGGTGTAGTTTTACAGTATTTTTAGGCATTTCTTGCGACATAACAGGAGCCCTTGCATTAAAAGTGTTAGACGTCCAACCTCTTGCAATGTTTTGCCATGTCTCTTTGCCACTTAAAACCTGTTCACGCCCATTAACGCCGAGCAATACTTCTTGATGTTTCTTAGATAAAGATTTGATATATTCTAGCCCTGACTGTTCTAGGTTATTATGTCTTTTATTAACATCAATATCGAGCTCAGTCATTGGCCTAATATGACACATACAATGCGGATGAGCTGGCAATGTTGGGAACTTGTCTTTAGGGTAAACCCCTTTGCCAAGTCCGTATAAATCAGCATTAGCATAAAAGTCGCATATGTCATATCTTGGATGATTAGCGGATAACCTCCATTGAAAAGCGACCACGTCCTCATCGTCTAAGTATCTGTTCATTTGTCCGTCAGCGTAAGCCCTAGCATTTTCTGTTCGTGCTATACGCTCAGCATGATAACGAGCCTTTTCTTGTGTAGCATTATAAATGGCCTTTTGTAATCTAATTTCGTTGCCATCATCAACGGCTGCAGCTACTTCGTTATATGCAGCCCTAACATAAGGAGTATCGAGCCTTGCTATTTTCCCTTTAACACTACGTAATAACTCACGTTGCTTACGTTTAGCCTCCGGAGTAGCCTCGCCACTTATATTTATATCGGATAACTTACTTAAAAACTTAGGTATACTGGCCTCTGGGATAATACCACCCTTACCATAGCCGTCGAAGATTGACTTTGCTAGCCCCTTTACAGTCTTATTTGTTTTTAACGCTTGTTTTATGGTGTCAGCCACTTCATTACGTATAGTACTTGAACGTTTATATAAACGTTTAGAGAGTGTAAGATCATCACTGGCCCAACTTTCAGACATAGCCTGTGAAATGCTTTTAGCGGAGTACGGAACGTTATCACCATACCCTGCCATAAAAGTATTGACTAATTCTGTTTGTAAGGTAGCTTTCATCATATCCATAACAGGATATTTCGCATATGCATTTCTAACGGCCTCATTAGCTTTAAGCCCTAGTGTTAACTGTGCTTTGACTTCTTGCTCAAAGCTATCTATTGCCTTGTTTATCTCTCGTTGCGTCCTCATCTTCCGCACCGTCCTCTACTTCATCATTATTATTATGATATGTTTCGTCTTGCTCCTGCCGTTGAACACTTTCTTCAATTTCGGCAACAATTTCATCGAACGTTTCAGGCTCAATGTTTGGCATGTAGCTGTCCAATACCTTTTTGCCTGTTTCAACTTTAAGAGTGTTACTGCCTAGGCCAAGATCTAACACGGCCTGAGATTGTGCAAGGCTATCTGTAATATCATTAATTTTGAATTCACGAGGATAGTCGCATTTATAATCGACATTCATATTTGTCCATAGTTCAAATAATTCAATAATGTCCTTTTCCGCACTTTCACACTGTACAGAGAAATCTGCCAAGCGTTGGTTTGTACGTTCGAAGTCCCATTGCTTAGCAACGCCACTTTTAGCCTCTTGTACACCTATTACTGAATTAATACCAGATAGGCGATACATATCATCGACAAGCATTTTAATAACGCTCATGATAATTTCTGCCGGTCCTCTATCTGGAGCAATAAAAGCTGGTGCATGACTACTTTCTGCCGGATACATCAATACATTATTTGTACCTAGCGTAATATCATCCACACCCTGTCCGTTGTCAGGCAATGTCAATGTACTAAAAGTCTGCATATTAAGTATTTGAGTTAATAGCGAACATAGGTGATACACTTGATGATTTGTCCTAGCGATAGCCAAGTATTCCGGTGGAGGTAGAATATCAATCTTGCGAGATGAACGACCAAACCATTGAACGATTGGAACCTTGCCAAGATTATGTTCACCAGTAGCAATAATTTTTTGTTCTTCATTCTTCAATGTCCAAGATGTGCGTGTCCATTCGTGGTACTGAGTTTTGCTTTGCCCATCATCATCAAAGACTGTAGTTGTATAAGCAAAAAATTCAAGTTCGCCAATGTCATTTGTAAGCCATTTATATACGCTTTTTGGCTCAATAGCGACCAAATAAGGTAGCTGCCTATTATTTACTTGGTCGGCTGCTGTTTCACCTATTTCAGATACGTTATCGACTAAAACATACATAACCCCATACATTTTGGCTTGCGTAGAGTTATAACGCATAAATTCTTGAAGTGTAGTGCCTAATCGGTCTACGTCTTTAAGGAATGTTTCGAATAATTCGCTTTTATTATAATTACGAGAAATAGTATCTTTGAATATCGGATCTACACACGCATTGATGATAGGTGCAGTATGATTTAGGTAATAAGATAATTGTTGTCTAAAGGCATAATTTGCAACACTTTCCCTAGGGTGCTTTTGTAATGCACCACCAGCTGCAAACATACCTGTGCCGTAATAAGCGTCATGCAGCAACTCATATTCGCTGTTACGCATATTGGTTAATGTAGCCATGTAATAAGCCTCCTAATAAATGTTAGTCCTTGTTGCCTTATAATCTGGTGCTGTTAATTTCTCAGCAACACCAGTTAATGCATCCGGAGCATCGTCATGTTCGTTCTTGCCCTCACGTTGATAACGTGTGATAGCTTTGTAAAATTCAGGCCATCTGTCAGCCCAATTTATAGGAAAGTAAATATGTTCCATAACCCAAGTTGCATTGGATAATATGCGAGCCTCTTTATTCTTAGATTGGTGGAATGATACAACCTTTGTGTAATTGCTATTGTGTTCTTCCTTTAATATCCTTGTAACCTGTCGAGCAAAGCCACGACCACCGTTATTGCTTTCAAAATCTGCAATGTTAACACGGTTACGGTGCAGCATTTCAGCCACGGCAGGTTCTGTATATTCCATACTAGCCTTAGAATAAACCACATCAAGTATGTACGCCTCTTTGTCATATATTCCGTAAGTGATACTTGCTAACCAGTCTTCGCCAGTATCAGCAGTATCGGTATAGTTCTTTATCTGAGTAAATAAAGGACTACCGTCAGCACCAGTAGGAATATGTTCATAGGTTTTAATATTGGAATACAAACACCCTTTAAGGTCTATCGGTATTTGTTGATAGTTCGCACTAGCTATATCTTCGCCCATAGCTCTGCACTTTTCTTTGTAACTTTCATAAGAAAGCACATCGTCGCATAGCATAGTGCCATCGTCTTGCAAGGCTTTCATGGTAATAACCTTTGCTTTATCTCCAAAGTGTTCTATTGCCCTACCGGCTAGATCATCAGACGCCCAACGAGTCATGATGATTATAATCTTGCCGCCCTCCTCGAGCCGTGAAAGCATGGTATTAGTAAACCATTCCCAATGCTTAGCCTTAGTATTTTCGTTGTATGCCTCTTCTGCGTTCTTGATAATATCGTCAATAATCAGAATAGAGGCACCAAAACCTGTAGCAGTACCACTTGGGGATGTAGCTAAGTAAGAATTATAACCACCCTCTAACGACCACATATCCATAGAGGCATCGCCACGTTTAATGCGTACGTTAGGGAATATATCAGTATATACAACTCTGTTTTCGTCTGCCTTTACTTCTTGAATATCATTACGGACATTCTTCGCAAAAGTAGTTGATAGAGTTGTGTTATACGAACCAGTCATAATCTTTTCAATAGTGTTCTTGCCTAATATCCATTTGACTGCCATCTGAGCTGTACGACTTTTACCATGTCGAGGTGGCATGTTCATAATTAAGACTTTTGCGTCTGGATCTTCGTAAAACTCTTGCAACGTATTGCATAGTTCGACGAGGTAGTCTCTGTCTTTCCTATAAAAGTCAGGAGCCTGTAGGTGGCAATAATAAAAAAACTCACGCCTTGCTAATTCATATTTGAATTGCTGCATGAGTTCCGGTGTGAGTTTCATAGCCTCACACCCCTTTGTCTATTAGTTTTTTGAGTTCTTCAGTTGTAACCCCCTCTAAAGGGTTATTCTGAATAGTTGTACTGAGTTCCATTTCAGATTTGTCAGTCTGTCCAAGAAATTGCTTGCCTAAGAATATTGCCATCGCTGCAGATCTATCTGCCAACTTCCATTGCTTACGTCTGAGGCTAATCTTGCCTGCACTGCGTTTTTCACGAAAAACATCGGAGAAAGTCTTTCCGTATGTTCTCTTACACCATGCATTCAATGTCTTATCGCTAACCCCTAGAACTAGGGTAATTTCTTCTTGAGTAGCTTGAATTTGACACATAGCCTCGAATTGTTCTTGCTTGATACTCTTTTTAGGTCGCCCCATTTTAGCCATACGCTAACCACCTTTCTTATACTTTTGAGATAATATCTTCGGTGTGCAGCACTCCCATTTAACTTGATGATGCATCCGCATATGTTTATCGCCCATCGCAGCAACCTTAACACATGACGGAGAATACATAACAGAATAGAACGACTTAACAAATGTGCCACTATCTAAGTACATTTCTGTTAAGCCCCCTTTGTTTTTCTGTGTCTGCCCTTGATTTAACATAAACAACATAGTTGTAAATATCAAATGTCCAGTTTCGCCATATCGTACATACATGGTTGTATCTTCATTGATACGCCCAAAGAATTTATAGGGCCTATCTACCCTACAGAAAAAACTGTTCATGGCTTTTCGCAGTAACTTCTTTTTGAAATTACCATTATCAGTACCGCCAATATAGTCGCCACCTTGTGCCAGTGCTACAGTTAACGCCCCTGTATCATCAAGGAACTTATTCATGCATTCGAATACATCATTTAAACGCCTTGTTGTACAAGATAATAACTTGCCATCTTTTGCATATCTATGGGCGAATAAATTATAATCATCGTCCAATACAAGAAAATGTGTAAGCCCTAATTCCTCGGCTATAGTATGACAGTAGTTTCTAGCATATATTACGCCTTTCAACTCCTGTTGTAAGTCTGCTGGATCAACAAATTCTGATGCAGCTTTCTTGCTAAATACTTTTACAACTTCCATTCCGTATTTATCAATATAGGACTGCTGCATATCATCTTCATCATCGACGATAATATAAATCTTGCCTGTATATCCTTGATTAATCAAAGTCTGATATGTCTTAACATTTCCGGCACGCCCATGGCTTAAAATAAATACCGCAAAATTATTCATCAATTTCACCGCCTAAAATCGCCTCGAGGCTACTCGATAATTGTACATATCCATTTTTAATCGCATCGTCATAGTCAATAATTACAAGTGCAGAACGTTCCATGAGTTCTTGCATTTCTTCGCTAGCATTAGCATAATATTCTGCAATTCGCTTATAGTTAAATTGATTATGACGTTGTGCAGCCTTACGCAAGAAATCTTTTTCTTTCTCTGTTACGTTGCTATCCTCAATCTCCATTAATAGAGATTGTGTTTTGTCATCGTCTAAGCAATTTTCTAGCGATACGACTTCGCCTGTAGGCTCATATTGAGGAATATTAATATCCGTAGTATATGTATCGTCAGGCTCGTTTAGTTCTTCTTCGTCAAGAAAACCGAACTCCGACATATCAACCGCTAAAATTCCTTGCAATTCTTCAAGTAATGCGTCTTGGTCCCATTCAGCGAACTCGCTTACTTTATTATCTGCCAATCTAAATGCCTTTACTTGTTGGTCGCTTAGATCATCTGCAATAATACAAGGTACTTTTGTTAGTTTTAATTCTTTTGCAGCACGATAACGTGTATGCCCTGCAATAATAATGCCGTCATTATCAATTACGATAGGCACTTTAAAGCCGAACTCACGAATAGAATTCGCAACAGGCTTTACGGCCACATCATTTTTACGTGGGTTATTTTCATACGGCTTAATATCATTTATATTTTTCTCGACAATATTCATTTTAGTACACTCCTTTTACTACTCTTATACCGATTATGCTCCTTTTTCATTACACAACCACTATATCGACTTGCATTACTGGACGTAAAAAAAGCACGACAATATTTATCTACGACGATAAAGTTTGCCATGCATTTGCCTTTCTTGTTATTAAGGCACTGTAATGCCTTACATTTTATTGTTGTCATTTTGTGCCCTCATTACATAACAAAAAAAGCTCAGACATACAGGGAGAGAAATCCGTACGTCTGAGCCTTTTTCGTAGGTAGTTAAATGTTCAGTATATGCGTTGTCGAAAAGAGTGATTTGAAATGCCTAGGAGAATGAACATTTTTCGACACTAATAGTTTACTATGTGTAAACCGAAAAGTAAATGAAATGTTTTTGCAAGTTCATATTAAGCTGCTTGAACACCCCAAAGTAGTATGCTTACGTCCTTTTCAGCCCTTTCAAGGTAGTTGTAAACAGTTCTTTCAGAAACATTTTTTGAAATAGCTATATCTTCGACAGGTAGAGAATTGACATAAAAATCGATTAAAATCTCAAAATATGGCACCTCCCTATGCTCGCATTGAGTTTTATACACGGCTAACATGGCATCGATATGTTCTATAATCAATTCAGTTCGTCTCTTGCTAGCTGCTATTGCCTCAACCCTTAACAGTCCTCGGCGGTTAAAGACTTCATTGAGTACTATTTGTAGATCACTAGGAACGCTATTTTCAACACTAGCGACTGCATGTTCGCAATGTTCTTTAAGTTCCTTATAGCCTTTCAGCAATCTTTTAGTGTTCTTTCTAGCCTTTTCTCTTTCTTGCTCGCACTTGTCAGCCTCCATTTGTTTATACTTCTCAACGGCCGCCTCACTAGCAATTTTGATTATTTCTTCAATGGTTAAACGTTCATTATCGGTGCTTGTCATTCTTCTTTGTCTCCCTTATGAGGAACTCAACAACTTGTTTGTCAGCAATATTGTCATAATGATAACAACATTCATTAACCTCGAATTCTTTGTTTTTATCAACATCAACAAAACGCAACTCGTCTTGCTTCCTCATATTAAATAATGCTTTTCCTATCGACTTTTTATCCATGTTTACCCCCTATTTATTAGTACTACCAAAACCGCCTGTACGTTTTGCAGTTGCATTATCACGGCTTGTAACACGATAAGGCATAAATACAAGCTGAGCCAAGTTATCGCCTGCCTTATATTCAAATGGTGTAGTGCCAATATTTCGAATAGGTATCATGATATGACCCTCGTTAGTCTCATTGTTATAATAATCAGCATCGATGATGCCTGTTCCATTGGCTAACATAACGCTATTTTTAATGCCTACACTAGAACGCAAGTGCAGTTGAATATACTCGTCTGGGTTTACCTTACATTTGACCCCAGTTTCGAGGAGTTTAACTTCGCCTGGCTGTACGCTGCCAGAATGATAACATGCAAGATCATAACCGGCAGAAAATTCTGTTTTACGTGTTGGCATAATTGCGTCATGATAACCTGTTACTTGTTCGAATTCATTTTCATTCTTATTCATTTGTCGACCCCATTCGTTTTTAATTGTTTCCATACAGTACTTGTTGAGCGGTTAACTCTTAATGCAATATCAGATAAAATCATGCCGTCTTGTCGCATTTTGATAGCGTCCTCTACCCAGTAGGTAGGCTTTAACGTTCTATTACGTAGTTTTTGACTACATGACGGACTGCATGTCTTTTTGATATTTCTTAACCGGTAAGATACACGATATTTAATGCCACATACAGGACATTTTTTTACAACAATTTCTTCTGTCTTTTTATCCACCGTATCGAATTGATGTTCCTTAGCACGAGCACGTTTTGTAATTTTAACAGTATCTTTTGCATTAGCTTTCCAAATAGGTAGGTGTGATAAGAAATACGGTATGTTATTCATTCTTTATGCTCCTCTTTTGATAGTTCACTCGACCAAATACATATGCACATCATAGATACGCCAACTGCACAACCTAACATTGCACCAGCTATAAATATGATAAGTTCAGTTGTCATTCGTCCACTACCTCCGCAAGGTCCCAAGGAATAAAATCTGAGAAATTATTGGTGCCTGCACTCCACGAAGTTTTTCCACTATCAAAGGCATATACTTTTCCATTTTCATAACAGGCAAAATAACGTTTTCTCCATAGATCACCCTCAAAATTGCTAACTCGAATTTTCGTATCTACTTTAACGGCAGACCAATCAATGATATTTAATTTTTTGCCAATATTAATGCAATACTCCTCATCATTCATAATTGCCCTACCAAGTTTATATTCATATCCGAAAAGCTTATCATAAAAACCCGCACTTTCAAGGCACTTCTTATTAGAGAATGTCAGTTTTGACTTTGATACTGCTACGGCATTAGTGCATGTAACAACAAATAAATATCGGTAGCCCTTATCATATAAGTATTGTAAGAAATCTTTTGCAAGTTCATCTGTTAAGATCATATTTAATCACCCTTACGTTTTAAATCATGTAGCGGAGTTCCCCCTGCTACTGGAATTATATCTATTTCAACCCTCGGCGAACTCTTATCAACTCCGGCAATGCATGAGCCATCGTAATGTACTATCCATTTATCATCGTCAATCAATTTCGCATCGGTTAATATATCGCTAGTCGCTTGTAATAGGCCGACCAAGTCTGGCCAAGATCTTTTGTCAGGCATGTAATAGCGGCACCGAACATGGACTGGACCTGCAACATAGAAACGTTTTCGGTAAAACTGCAACTGTTGTAACGCTAATTTTTCATACTCGACATATGCTTTTGATGGTAAGACACGAGGATAACGACCAGCCATTACAACCCTCGAACTATTTTTCTTTGTCGTTGGTCGGCCATATATTACAAGGCTATTCATTATTTAATTTGCACCCCCTTATTTGTATTTTCTAGTCCCTAATATATCCTCGATGGCCTCTAAAGCCATAACTTTGGCAACACCTTTTTCGGTATCGCTATCTAAATCATGATAGAGAGATAAAGCTGCACCCCATAATGCTACGCAAGCATCTAATTCATGGGTGTTACAAAACGGCTCACCCTCAATTTTTAATTTCACATTTTTAGGATCATTTATCGTAACTTCAATTTTTATGTTTTCGTCTCCATATATTCGAACATTATTTTCTAATTTAAGATATGAATTCGGAGCGATACGGTACTTCTAATATTCGCAATGAGAATTTTATAGTTAGAGATTAAAAATCACCGTATGGCTCAAAATTTTAAATATCTTTGATATCCAACGCACGGCGTTGAGACTCACCCTTAAAAGTAAGGACAAATAGTGTTTGTTTCATGCGATCATACACACGCTCGTTATAGCCGGATTGTATTTGCTTTATCGACATATTAGTCGTTAAAATCGTGGAACGTTTCCTTTCTACACGTTCCGATAGCATGGAATTAACTTTATTCTTTACCCATTCCGAATCGTATTCAGCACCAAAGTCGTCCAACACCAAGAGGGGGCAATTCTGGATCCTGCTTTCAAACTTTAGATAATGTTCAGATGGTCCCTTGCTTAACATCATGAGCGTGTCAAAAAGGCTTGTCATTGAAATCATATAGCCACGATATCCTTGATTTATCGCCCATCGTAATATACACACGGCAAGGGATGTCTTCCCAGTTCCTACAGGGCCTGTCATGATAAGACCTTTACCCTCACGGATATGTTGAGGAAGATGCATGCCATATTTCAAAGCGTTATTGTACATTTCCCGATCATCAGCTGGTGCTCCCTGAGCTTTTAACGTTTCAAAGGTAACGTCCTTATATCGGCCTTTAATTCCGTATCGGCTTAGATCTTTTTGACGTTCAATCACAATAGGCGGAGCATACGTAGGTTTATAAAACTCATAGCCATTCGCCTGTTTCGTTTTTCCAGTCGACGTCCGAGCCATCTGATTTTGCCTTAGCCGTTCTATTTCCTTTGCCACGTCTATTGGTTCCACTTTCTTTTGCAGCCTCCTCCCTTATCTTGTTATTTAGTATGGCAGTGATATATGCAATACTAGCTTTGCCAACCTCAACTGATTTAGATATAGCTGTTATGACTTCACTTTCTCCAAAGTCATTGACAAGGTATTCTAATTTCTCTTTTGTCATTGGTGAAATTTCGCCAACATCATTCATGTAAATTTTGAATACATTTTTATATGGATCAGTTTTTGGTGGTTCATCATCGAACATATTTAATAGTTCATCCGAATTTTGATTTTCGCCGTCCCTATAATATGAATATGAATATATATTTCCTTTCCTTTCCTTTCCTTTAGCTTCGTTTGCTTCGTTTGCTTCGTTTGCTTGAAGCATTTGCTTCGTTTTGCTTCGTGTCTTTCCACTTTTAAGACCGCCTAAACGCCCAGCCTCACTACGTTTTTGGGATATTTCATCACGCTTTTTTTTGCGAAGCAAATTTCGTTTAATGAGTGATGGCGACCAGAAGTATTTGCCGTCCGTTTCCAGTAGTTCACACTCATTAATAAGCAAATTTACATATGCTTCGGCTTGCTTCGTTATGCTTCCTTTTGCTTCGTTGCTTGAAGCATTTGCTTCGTTTTGCTTCATTCCAAATGCAATACCAAGACCTGTAAAAGTGATTTTATCCATAGGTAGTTTGTATTCTTCTTGTGTTGCTAGCTGCTCGATTAATATCCACCACCAAGCATATGCAATCACTCCGCACAGTTCTTTCATTACAATAATTTTCGGATCATTACTGGCGTTTACATCATGGCTGAAATAATATGTATCTTTTGCCATCGCTTACCCCTTAATAAAATAAATCGTCATGCTTAACACCTAACACATTGGCCCACACGAAACGCTTTTTATCGAAAGTGATTGGCTTACCACTTAGATATAAAACCAAAGAACGTGGAATAGTTTGAGCCTTGTTGCTAAACTCCATAAGTGTAAGATGTTGTTTTTCCAACGCCCTAATAAATACGTCAAATTTTACTCGCATAATTATCACCCCTTTTCTCGATGTACAATTACTAACTTCCCTGTTGCAGCTTGTACTGCTTTCTTGAATTCAACCTCGTTCGAATTCTCATTAGAAAGATGAATGAGGTGAATAGCTTTACATTGTGAAAGATCCATAGAACGTAAAAACTTTATGACATTCTCAAGTGCAAAGTGAGATTGAATAAGTCGCTCCATTCGCTGCTTGCTCAACTCATCTTGCTCGACTTTCTTATTCAGTAATTCGTAAGAGTGATTGCACTCAACCAATATGTGGTGTACACCTTTAAAAGTGTATTTGCAGTAATAAGTATCTGTGATATATAGTAATTTCTCTTCGCCGTCTGTGATTAGAAAGCCTATATTAGGCACATCATGTTGTAACTCAAAAGGTAATATTGTAAATACGCCTCGTTTGAAAGACTTCCTAGGAGTAATCTCAACCCATGAATGTTCGTCTACCACATGTAATGCATCGGCAGTTTCTCGTAACATATATATTTTGTGGCCAAGTTTTAACATATCAGCCACGGATCTTGAATGGTCGCCATGTTGGTGAGTAACTACGGCACCCAGTAGGTGGAGAAAATTATACCTACATGCCCTTTGAATGGTTTTGAAAGGTAAACCTACGTCAAGCAATAATTCGTCGCCGTTTACACTAGATTTAATGCGGTAGCAGTTGCCAGCGGAACTGCTACCAAAACATTCGATGTTAATCATTTGAACATTGCATCGGCGTTCAATACTTCGCCAGTCTCAGCATCGACAAAAGTTGGTTCATTAGGTTCAATGTCAATCACTTCACTATTGGCATTATGTTCAATAGTAGTTGTAACGTCGTCCATTACATCACTGACTTTGCCCTCAACGTCGATAATTTCATCTGTAGTTTGTAACCCCATTGAAATCTCAGGAGCAGTTGTGCGGATCAACCATGCTGCAGCCCTATAACGTAACATTTGGTCTGGCATGGTTTTCCATTTACTACCTTTTTTGTCGTACCACCCCTCTTGCTTGGCAATGGATATGGTAACTTCTGGGCCGTAGATAACCTCGTCGCTGCCTTTTTCTTTTGTGTATGCAACCACACCTTGGCTGTCCGTTCCTTTTTTGCCAGTTTCTTTATATTTAATAGCCTCAAAGCGACCACATTGATTGAACGTAGCTATTAAGAATTTACTGGACCAACCTGGGTTGCCATATACGATATATAGATTTTGCATAACCATTAAAGGTGATGCGTTCATACGTTGTGCCATTTCCAATGCAATAATTGCATTACCATAATTTTGTTCGCCCTGGAATTGTTGAGGCACTAAAGATGAGGCACAAAACATTTTGGCCTGACGTTGTAGTAGTTCAAACCCATCGGCACTTTGAAAGCCTGGTAATGATTGTTGTTTTATAGCAACTTCTTTTGACATATTAACCTCCGTTAGATCATAGTTAATTCTTTGAAATCAGCGTCTACAACTAATTTGATTGTTTGGCTGTTACATTTAATAAAGTCTGTTACGGCCTCAGCATTATCGATAAAGACAGGAACAGTAACGTTATAGAATTTAGTTAATGCATTTATAATGTCGAGCCCTACATTCATACGAGCTGCATTATTCATGCTGCGATACGGAACACCTTTATAAGTGGTTTCGCAACATTCCTCAACATTCCCATTTACTAAAACGTTGAACATTTTAAAACGAGCATATTCAAAATGACTGTTGATGCTTTCTTCCAACATATCCACCTTTGCTTTGACGAACTCATCAATCAAGAAAGATGTTTCATCTAGTAAATTCTTTTCTGCTGCCAGTTTTTGTTGTTGGCTTTCAAGTTCAATCACACGTTTTTGAATATCAGCATTTAAAGTGTATTTATTGAGCTCAATTTCTAACGCTGCACGCTTTTCTTTAACTAAGCTTATTTCCTTATCAAGCTTTGCCACTTCTTTGTCGTCAGTCTCTTTGCCCTCATCTAATTCAAGTAAGAATAGTTCGGCTTTTAGTTCCTTATAATCTGGATCATCTTCGACATTAGGTTCTAAATAACTTTCATATTCTTTGAACTTACTTTCATAAGCCTTTGTTTTGTCCTCAATTTCTTTAGTCAGTCCATCGGCTTTTACTGTCAACACTTCTCGCTGTTCCTCATAGTTGGCTTTTAGCTTTTCCGCACTTTCAATTAGTGCTTGCCATTCCTCCAACTTTGCAGCCTTTTCAGAATTGAACGCAGCCTCTAACTCGGCTTGCTTATCTTCCGGCAAAGGTTGTCCACAGGTGGGGCAAACCTCTTTGTTAAACTCCTGAGCATTAAAGGTATCAAACTCAGCCTGCAAGGTTTCAATTCGCTTACTTTCTCGTTCAATATCTTTCGCCAAGTCATACGCCCTATCGGTGTATCTATCGTGTTCACTTTCGATGATTTTTAATTGCGTCAATAAAGCCTCGTATTCGCTTCGTTTACGTTGCTTTTCTGAGTTGTAGATAGATAACACCTCAGACTGTCTTGTTTTCAACTGGCGGCCAATTTCATCGATTTTAGAACTCTTTTCTGTGGAGCTAAAACCATTAATGATAGTTGCCTTTCGGTTTTCCAAGTCATTAATAGATTTATTTAAGGTTTCAATGTCGGTTTTTAACTTACTTTCACTTGTAGCTATATCCGCTTTATTTCTTAAAGCCTCATCGATACGAACTGGGATCATATCCAATTCTTTGTTGATAGCAGTTTTCTTTGCAGCAACAATCTTGCGTTGCTCATCAACAGTTCTGCCATTCAATAACTCGGCCAAGCGTGTAAGCTCAGAACGGCTGTTAATAACTTCATCGTCCTTAATATCTCCGCTAATTTCTAGCAATAACTTACGGCGGTTTTGCCATGAGTACTGCTCATTAAAATATAAAGGGTTAGTGATTAACTTAAACACGTCCTCCGCAATTACATCATTGATATATTGCTTGTATTCCTTTTCTTTCACTGGCACTTCATTTATGAAGTAGTCAGTAGTATGTCCAGTTAGTTTTGTGTCGCCACCACGAGGGCTGCTATACTTTTCACGATACACACGTTTCAAAGTAAAGCTATTGCCATCATCGTTTAGGAACTCTGCCTCGACTTCATGATTGACCTTATGAATTGGCTCACCATTTTCAAGGGTTTTAATTTCAAAATCGGCACGGTCTAAACTATCTTTGCCAAACAGTAGCCAACATAAGCTGTCGAATACTGTCGTCTTGCCTGTGGCATTATCACCATAGATAGTGGCGTCTATTCCTCCAAAGTCAAACTCGCTGTTTCTTATTCCTTTGAAGTTTTGCAATTTTAATTTAAGTAATTTCATATTGTATGTTCTCCCTAGCTAACTTGTGCTTGCACATCAATCGTGCGTGGTTCAATTTCTAATTGATTGGCCCATTTAAGCACTGTATTATTGATTGCCTTATCTTTAGATACGCATTGATTGCCAAACAATTTTGCCTGCACCAGTTTAGTGAATTTTTCATCACCCTTTGACAATTCAAGGCATGCAATAGGTTTCATGTTATCGTCGGTAACAACAACAATGGCCGTATTGCCTTTCATAACTTTATCTTTATAAGATCCAACACAGTTTCGTAGCTCCTTACCTATCATCATTAAATCGGCTGCAGTTTTAGGCACCATAAAGTGCATACCATTCACATCGGCGTTTAGCTCAGGTACTTTAGGTAGATTTACGTCCCCATATTCCTGTTTGTTATAGATATTGATAAGTTCTGCATGTAAGTCTTTTAATTTAAACTTGTTGCCCCAAAACATTTCTCGATATTTAACAATTAGCTCGGAATACATTTTCACGCAGTCCTCAATATCTCTAAACCCCTCGGATAATATCCAACGCAATGCAGCTGGTTCGCCATATCTAGCAATCATTACTCGCCAAAATTCTTTTGAACCATCGATATGCAATTTCATGGACTTTCTTATGTCTTTGGCACGTTGCACTTTGCCGCTATAACGTTGTATATCGCAATCTGGCTCGCCGTATCGATTTAGTGTCATAATAGTTCGTCTAACGTTTTCATCATTAAACAACTTTAGGACGTCAGACATACAAACTGCCAAAGGGTTATTTGCCATCGCCCTACGTAAAGATCTACTGTCAGGAGATTTGCTTGCAACTCGCATGGCCTCTTGGAAGTTCATACCCTTTCTGGTTAGCTCGAACACATTATCGCCAATAGGAATATTGATAACTCTGCTGTATAAATGGCTATCATTCCAATACGATGCACAACGATGTATATAAGCTATGCTAGGCATATCTGGTGCAGCAATCTTTAGTGCCATATTTAATAGCATCGTAAAGAAATATCCGCCCTCCTCGTTAGCGGAGGGTGATATATACACATCGGCTGCACTATATCCATATGTAGCCAATAATCGTTTTTGGAACGCTACTCGTAACACTCTGAATAAATCATTCAAAGGCTTTTTGTTAATGCTATGCATAGCATAAGATTTGCCGAAGTACTTTAAGACCTCCATGAAATAGTGTCCTCGAATATATCTAGTATTTAGATCATACTTTTGGCGATTATAGTCAGTGTATATGGCTTTCTTTTTCTTAAAGTCAAACCGTATAACCTCTTTGCGTGTTCCCTCATCAATAGAGGTTCCGTCCAATCGCATTGTTATAGCTTTATAGCTAATACGTAAATCGATACAGTCTTTGAGCTCAACTACTTCTATATAAGCGTCTAATGGGATAAGGTGATGTTCATCGCCTATATGTAATACCTTGTCCCTGTATGGCTCGCTATGATAGCCACAATTAGGACAAGTGAAATACTTCGCAGCAGTTGTGTAACCGTTGCTATAGTTATACTTGCGTTTCCATTTACCACCGAACGTAAAATTGCAGTTGGTATGATATATAGTTGTGTAAGCTGCATCGTAGCGACTTTCCAAAATCACACTATCAAACATTTTAGGTATATATGTCCTTGCTAATACCTCCATGACATTCGCCCCTTTTAATCAAACATATCGAACATATCTTCCAGAGTTTCCTCCGCAGCTGGTTGAGGTTCCTCCACTACCTTTTGGGGTTCCTCTTTTTTAGCTTTCTTTTTAGTTGCCTTTTGAGGTTTCTCTTTTGGCTCCTCAGCTTTATCTGTTTTCTTAGCCTCTTTTTCGACCAACTTAATGGCCTTTATGATGCTTTTTGATACAGAAATGTTTGTTTCGCAAAAGTCGATTGCACGTTGATATTCAATAGTGTTAGTTGGATCTAACTCAATCGCTTTTTGTAACACCTCAATTTGAGGTGTTACGTTATCGACTACTTGTTTAAAACTATTCATGTTAGACATTTGTTCGTTCTCCTATTTACCCATTAACGTATTAAGTTCTTGCATAATTTCTGGTGTTAAATCACAGGAATTTGGCTTGCCATTAACACCGTGATTACGGAATACATCGAGTGCAGCTTTCACGCCCTCAGCACCTACATGTTTAAGCCAGTCTTTGAAGTCGTTCCAGTAGACTTGCGGATCAATTTCCGCAGTGTCTATGTCTAATTCGGTTTCGGATGGCTCCTCAACTTCTTCCGCTTTAACCTCTACAGGTTCGCCATTGAAGTTTGTTACAGGAACTTCTGCAACCTCCTCGGCTGGCTCCTCTTTTACCTCAACAGGTTCCGGCTTAGTTTCCTCAACTACTTTTGGTGCAATTTCTTTTTTAGGCTCAGGCTTAACCTCTTTTTTAGGTTCCTCTACAACGTTTACCGCTAGATCCTCAATAGATTTAGGGTTCATAAGTTCGTTATACTCAGCGATTTTTTTCGCTAAGTCCTTAGGGCCTTTAAATTCAATAGTGAATGTATTCATGTTATATCTCCTTATATTCATATGATTAATATTTTTTTCTGCTTAGTTCTTCAATAATTGCCGCTTGCTTTAACATAAAATTCTGCATTTCCTGCATTTGTTTTTTTCATATCGGCCATTTCTTCCTTTTCCATAAGTAACTTCCGCTGTTTAATCGCTAATTCAGTTGCCTCAAATTGTCCTTTTGGGAATACATCAAAAAATTCGCAATATAAACTGAGTAAGATTTTGGCAAATGTTCTAATTGATGGTTGAATACCCTCA